CCTCGGCGACGATCGCGTCGATGTTGCGTTCGCGGGGGGTGCGGTTGTCGGGGGCGGTGTCGGCCATGTCGGGGTTGCCCATGCCGAGCAGTTGCGCCAACTGGCCTTCGACATCCGCTCCGAGTGCGAGGTCGATGTCGGAGAACCGTTCCATCGGGAAGTAGGCGTGGTCGGTGAACTGGGGGTCGTCCGCCCCGGCTGCGGGGCCGCCGTACTGGCCGTTGCCGCGCCCGCCGCCCATCTCAAAGTTGACGCCGTTGGGGAGTGTGGCGGCAGTGTGCCCGCCGCCCGGACCGCCGTTCACCCAGCCGACACGCAGGTCGCCTGCGCCGCCGCGGCCCGGTTTGAAGCCGCGTTCGGCGAGCCCTTCACGCTGCGACGCGGTGGCGAACCGTGACCCGAATGGGGAGCGCCCGGACACGTAGTTCGCGAGAGCACTGACTGCGCCGGAGCAATCGCCCCACTGGACGCCGCCCCACACGTACGGTGCACCTTCGACACCCTTGGCGAAGTCGATCAGGCCCGAGGCCATGATGCCGCCCTCGGCGAACGACAGGATCGGTCCGGCGTCGCCCTTGCGGGGGTCGAGTGCCCCGAGACGTTTACCGACTTCGGCCCAGATGGACAGGGACCGGGAACGCTTGGACGGGGCGAGCGGGATGAACGCCTCACCGCCGGTCTCGGCTTCGGCCCACTGCACCAGCCCACGTGCCCCGTGGGGGCGCTCAATCGCCGCCTGCCCCGGTAGGGTGCCACCGTCAGCGAACGACCGGATACCGCCGTCAGCGTAGTGCTGCCCGACCGTGATGCCCGCCGTCGACGCATCGTTACCGCCACGGTTGACGGTGCCGATGATGACCGTGTGCCGCGACTCCGTCTTGATGTTGTTCAGGTCCGTCACGCGCTGGCGCGCACGGTCCACGTCGGCGTCGTTGATGATGACCCGGCCGGTCTTGTCCTTGCGGGTCTCGATCCCCAACGCCTCAAGGCGGCGCATGTTCTCCGGCGTGGTGTCAGTGATCTCCACATGACCATCCGGGAGCTGATTAACCGCATCAGCCGTTAACCCCACAGCCGCCGTCACAAAGTCCGCGTTCGACTCGATCGACACATTCGGGGCCATCGCGTCCAGATTCGCGGCCATCGTGATCGTGCCCTGCAACTGCGCCTGAGCCGCCGCAGTCTGCGCCGTGATCTGAATGTCCTGCGTGCCGGGGATGCGCTTCGCTTCCCAGCCGAGCGCCTGCAACTTCGCCAGCGCTTCGTCGCCCACAGCCTGAACAGTGATCGTCTTACCCGGATCAATGTCCTTGAGCGCCCGGGAGACGATCGCGATCTCACCCATCGCCGCGCCCGCACCGTTAACTGCGACAGTCGCCGAAATGTCCGTCTCAGAGAACCCGAGCGCAGCGTCAGCCAACTTCCACAACTCATCGGCCGTGTACGGGGTTTGCGCCGCCCACTTCTCCATCTCGGCGCGGTTACGTTCCCAGATCGGCCCCATGTCCACGCCCGCGCCAGCCGCCTCTGCGGTGGCGTCACGCATCTCTAGCATTGCGTCACGCAGGCCCCGGGACCTCTCGGAGGTCATGTCGAATGCGAGGCCCTGGCCCTCGACTTCCTTGGCGAACGCGCCGCTGCCCTCGGCCAGTTTCGTGGTGCCCGCTTCGAGTTTGTCGAGGGTTTCGTAGTACGCGCCGAGCGCTTCGTCGGCGGTCATCGTGTCACCGGCGAGGGCATCGAGCGCGGCCTTCAGGGCGTTCGTTTTGTCCTCAGCGGTGGACGACTCGTCTGCCATGACACGGAAGGCGTCAGCGAGCAGAGACGACGCAATCTCGGCTTCGGTTGCTGCGCCGACGATGCCCTCGATGGCGTCCTGGCCGCCCTCCAGCTTCGCGATCATCGCTTCGCCGGCCGCTTCGGAGTTGCGGAGTCCGGCGCGCAGCATCTCCCAGCGGGGGCCGCCCTCCGCCACTATGGCGTTAAGGTCGTCCATCGACAGCCCGGTTTCCGCGAGGGCGTTGTCGAGTGCCTGCATCTCCAGCCGCGACATGTTCGCCGCGATCAAGCCCTCGTTAGCGGTGCCAGCGTAGTTGTCGACAGAGTCGGCGAGCGCATCGTAATTATTTCTCATCCGGTGCATCGGACCGTCGACGATTGCGAACGCCCCAGTGGCGGACTCAGCAGCCTTCTTTGTGCCTTCGACAATCGTGTCGATCAGCTTCTCGGACGCTGCAACCGCTTGCTCATCCATCAGACCGTTGGACCGCAGGAGTGCGTCACCGAGTTCGGTCTGTGCCGCCGCGCCTGCGGACGCTGCGTCGGCGAGGGCCTGGTTCGCCTCGCGAGCCCGGTTCGCGGAGTCGACCATCGCGCCGATAGTGACGCCTGCCGCCGCCATGCCGATCATCCACGGCCCGCCCAGCATGTCCACCACGGACTTGAGGCCGCCGGCAGCGGCGGAGCCCGCACCCTTGATCCCGTGAAGGCTGGTAGCGAACAGGCCGTTTTTGCCGACCCCATCCTTGGCGTACGAGGCGGACAAGGCGACCGACTCGCCGAAGCCTCTGATCGCGCCCACAGCGGTTGATGCCGCCCCCGCCATACGCGGGCCTAGCCCCGTCTGCTGCAACGCCACAAGGGCGGCTGTGGCGCCGGTAATCGGTGCCGGGATCATGCCGACCACCGACGCGACCTCACCCAGCCCGCCAGCGACCAGCGACGCCGCAGGCCCGAGCAGCGACGTCAACGTGTTCGCGAACTCCGTCGCCCCAGAGGCAGCCGAAAGGATCTGATCCTTGAACGGGTCAATGCCGGCCGCGCCGAGACGCCCGATGGCCGCGCCGACGTTTGCCAGGGAGCCGCGCAGGGTCTCCCCCGCCTCCAAGGCGGCCCCACCCAGCCCGGTCTCTAGCGCGTTCTGGAACGTCGCGAACGACACCTCGCCATCCGAGGCCATCTTGCGGGCCTCTTCGGCAGTCACACCCAGCTCGTTCGCGACCATCGACAGGATCGGGATGCCCGCGTCCATAATCTGGTTCGCGGTGTCCATCTGCATCATGTCGCTCGTGGCGACCTTCGCGATGATGGAACCCATCGAGCCAATGTCGTTGCCCGCGATCGTCGCGGCGTCACCCGTCAACTTGAGGGTGCGCTCCAACTCCTTGCCGGGTGGAATGTTCGCGGCGACCATCTGCGCCGCCAGCCCGGCGGCGTCACCGAAACCGAACGCGGTCCCAGTGACCGAGTCCATCGCGTTGCCCATGATGGCTTCGACGGTTTGCGCCTCATGCCCGAGGCCACGCAGTTTGCCCTGGGCCGTGTCGATCGCGGTGATGCGATCCCAGCCCTTCATCATCACCGCGCCGAACCCGGCAGCCCCAGCCGTGGCGGCGAGGCCCTTCATGGTGATACCGAGGCCCTGGAACTTCGAGTCGACCTGATCCGCGATAGACGCGGTTTCAGCGAGCTTCTGCTTCGGCTGATCCGAAACAGTCAGCGCCCGCCCCTTAGCCGACGCCTCCCCCAACGACACCCCATAATCGCGGGCAGTGGAGGACAGGCGAACGATCTTCGGCTGCGCCGCATCCGACACATCCAGCCGCTTACCGGCCTCCGTCGCCTGCCCAAGCGACAGGCCGTAATCGCGGGCCGTGGAGTTGAGCTTGACGATCTTCGACTCTGCCGCGCTGGACACGTCAAGCTTCTTGCCCGCATCCGAAGCCTTACCGAGCGCCACCCCGTAATCCCTGGTCGTCGAACTGAGCTTGACCAGCTTCGACTCGGCGGCACCCGAAACATCAATCTTCTTGCCGGACTCGGCGGCCTTGCCGAGCGACTTGTCCAGATTGTCCGCAGCCGCCTTAGCCTTGCCGAGACCACCGGTACCCGACCCGGCCTTGCTGACGGACTGATCGAGACGTTCAGCGGCTTTCGCGGTGTCTTCCATCGCGGCCCGCGCCTTAGCCAACTGCTGCTCGAATGAGCCTTCCAGTTCGATTCGGGCAACAAGTTTGCCGACCTCAAGCGCCACTGTCGGCCTCCTACATTTCGGGGTGTGGTTCCGGTGCCGGGATGTGTGTCATCGACCGTGCAAGCCGGGAGGTGGGGTCGTTCAGCAGTGCGGACATGCGCACCTGGAACCAGCGCCATGTGCGTTCTCGCATGACCCCCGATTCGAGGTCGATGTCGAACTCGGAGTGGAAGTCCGCTTCCAGCGACGCCCAGTTCTCCAGAATCTCGGACCACGTGATCGACGGGCGGTCCTCGGTGTCATCGTCGGCGGCGGGGAAGTACCAGTCACGCAGACCGGTTTGGGGGTCGTATGGTCCGCCGCCGGGATCGTCCACCCCGTAAGCGCCGGGGCTCGGGTCGTACGGGCCGTACGGGCCGTCTAGCTCTCGGACGGGGCTGGAGACTCCTCCAGGTTGTCCTCGTCCTCAAACATGGAACCGGTCTGCCAGTAGACGACTGCCCGCTCGCGGGACACGGTGTAGAAGATGAGGGCGGTCTTGATGACCCGGTACACGGAGTCCCAGTCCAGGTCCCGCATCAGTTTGGCGAACACACTGTTCTTGGGCTTGATCCATTCGCCCTTCTCGGCGTCCCATTTGCCGCCACATAGTTCGGCACCGGACACGACCTCGTCGAAGTCGGTCATCTGCCCCATCACTACGCGGGCTCTCAGTTCGAGGCCCTTCTCGGCGGTGGGGGCGGCGATGGTGTAGGTGTTGCCGTCGACTGTGAGGGTGAGGTCGCGGGCGAGGAACTGGCGGAGGTCGCCGAAGTCAGACACGGTGGGGGGTTCTCCAATACGAAGGGGCGGTTATGGGTGTGGCCCGGCCCCGGAGTTGGGACCGGGCCACGTCAAGCGGTTAGCGGTGTCCGATCACGGGGTGACCGGCTCGGTCGGGATCGTGATGTCGGTCGGCTTGCCACGCGAGTTGAGGGTCGCGGTGAACGAGCGGAGGTCGCCCTTGCCGCCGCCGCCGGACTGGTACGACACGTCGGCGAACATTTCGCGGGCCTCCGGGTCGCCATCGGTGCGCCACCAGCGGACATGCCCGATGCCCTCGTAGCCGGTCTTGTCGCCCTTGAGGCGCAGGTACTCCTGGCCGGGGTCGGCGGTGAACACCTCTGCCTCGTGCTCGCCCTTCCGCTTGCCTTCCAGGGTGAGGGTGAACGAGATCTCGGTGCCGATCTGGGAGCCGAAGCCCTCCGAGTCGATGTCACCGTCGTCCTGGGTGGACTTCTCCGAGACGGGGTTGACGGAGTCGAGACCGCGCACGAAGGTCCACTCGGGGGCGGCTTCGGTGCCGGTGTTGACCTGGACTGCCCAGGCGCGTGCGAGCTGCGTTTCGAGGGTGCCGGAGTTGGGGGCCTTGTACACCATTGGGTGCTCCTATCGGGGTGGTTTGAGGGAAAGCAGGTACGAGTCGGCGCGTTCGTAGCGGCGGTTCTCGTCTTGTCCGATGGGGGTTCGGACTGTGCGGGTCGCGTACCTGACGTGCACCCGGTCGTTGAGGGGGAAGTGCGACTGGTCGTCCAGCAGGGCACCGGCTGCGTCTGCCATGTCTCCGACCCGCCTGGGGTCGCCTCCTGCCGCCCGCCACCGGAACTGAATCCAGATGTCGGGGTTGCCGGTGTCCGAGCGTTGGTGGCTGGTGTTGTAGACGTTGACCGTCACCGCGTCGTCGGGGCTGGTGGGCATGGCCCCCATGAATATTGCGGGACGTGTTGGGGTGGCAGACGCGACCACGGTGGTGCCGAGCTGGTTTGCGTCGAGCCATTCGATGACCGCCGCCGTGACCTCGCGGTCCGTGTGGTAAAAGTTCACAGGCCCAGCCCCCGGCCGATCCCGGTAGCGAGGATCTGCATCACGTCATCCGCCCGGTCGTTCAACGCGGTTTCGAGGAACTTGGCCTGACCACCGTTGGGGTGGTTCCAGCCGATCTCCTCGTGCTGGCGTGCCGCGTAGGGGGTGTCGTAGCCGATGGCTGCCTCATCCCCGGACACCGCCGT